GGTGCACACATTGCTATCTTGGATGATGTTATGTCTGAAGAAGATTCATTCTCTGATGCAGGTAGAAGATACATCAAGGAATGGTGGCCTTCAGGACTACGTACACGTATTATGCCTAATGGTTCTATTATTATTATTAATACTAGGTATCACTATGATGACCTATGTGGGTGGTTATTAAAGCAGCAGGAAGAGTTTGATATTGATACCAAGATGCGTTGGGACGTAGTAAGTATACCTGCATGGTTAGACGAAAAGTCCAGTAAGCTGTTGGGTCTTCCTGAAGGTACAAGTTACTTTCCTGAGTGGAAGGACAATGAGACACTACGAATAGACGAGATGGAAATTAAGGCAACCAATGGATCAAAGTATTGGGAAAGCCTGTACATGCAAAACCCTACACCTGATGAGGGTAGTTTGATCAAGAAGAACTGGATCAACTGGTGGGAGTACGAAGAACCACCAAGCTGTGACTTTATCATGCAGACTTATGATACTGCCTTTAGTACCAAGACAACAGCAGACTATAGTGTGATACAGACGTGGGGAGTGTTTCATTTCCATGAGGATAGTGAGGACGGTGTAGAAGGAGTAGCAAGTAATTTGTTGCTACTCGGTAGTGTACGTGGTAGATTTGAATATCCTGATCTAAGACGTATTGCACAACAGGAATACCAAAAGCATAAGCCTGATATTTGTGTGGTAGAAAAGAAAGCAAGTGGACAGTCGCTAATACAAGACATGAGACGTAGTGGTCTTCCTGTCTTGGAGTACATGCCTGACAAAGACAAAGTGTCAAGAGTATTTACTGCTTCTCCGTGATTAGAAGCAGGAAGAGTATGGTTGCCAAAGGGAAAGGAGTGGTCAAGAGAATTGTATGAGGAGATGATACTATTTCCCTATGGCAGACATGACGATCAGGTGGACGCAATGACTATGGCAATACATTATGTCAAGGACAGTTGGCGCTTGGAACATCCTGAAGACCCTGACTGGGAAGATGATATTAATCCACGCAGACAGAAACGTGTTGCGTATTGGAGAGTTTAAGGTTATAATCTAAAAATGAAAATTGCATATGAATTAGAAAAGAGACAGGACTTTTACTTTCCTGTTAATGATGATCACTTCTCAGGAGAAGAATATCAAAAGCCACACAGAATAAGAAGTTTACAGTTTGTAGATGACTTTGATGTTGCATTGGATGTAGGTAGTCATGTAGGTACTTGGGCAGTAGACTTATGTAATATGTTCAATAAGGTTTATTGCTTTGAACCAATTGAAATACACAGGGAATGTCTTACACGTAATCTGTCAGGTTTTCCTAGTGATAGATTTGAAATACTACCCTATGCACTGGGTGCAGAGAATGACGTAGAGATTGCACTGGAGTACGCTGCGGAAGGTAACAGTGGTACTGCTTCAATTACTACGGATGTAGAACAGGGAGAGTACAAGGCAGTACTAAAGACACTTGACTCTTTTGACTTTGAAAAGATTGATTACATTAAGGTGGACGTTGAAGGTTTTGAATTACAGTTTCTCAAGGGAGCGAGCGAAACAATCAAACGTACAAAGCCAGTAATCAATATTGAAATTAAAAATACGTGTGAACGGTTTGGTACTACACAGTTGGAGATAGCAAACTATCTAGTAAATGACTTGGGCATGGACTGTGTAGGAAGAACAGTAGCAGATTATATTTTTATATATCACTTATAAGGTATAAGTTAAATGACAAAACAAAGACAATCACCTGAGAATCTTCCAATAGGTGGCAGTAATTCACCGTCTATAAAGATTCAAGCACCAAAGGAAGGTTTAGAAGGTCTTAAAGAGTTATTGTCAAGTATTTTCTCTAAGGGAGATAAAGCTGCACGTGCTACTCTTGGTCCTGCTGCTGCTCCTGTAGAAGAACTTTTAAGTTTATTTGATTTACGAGACATACCTGCTGCTTTGTCTTCTGCAGGAAAAGATTTAGAAACAGGAGTAACAGAAGGTGATCCTAAAGCTATGCTTGCGGGAGTTTTAGGAACTGCTCTTGTTGGCGCAGAAAATATACCGGGAGGTAGAGCAGTAGGTAAAGCAAGTAAGTCTATTCGAGATTATCCTGATACTAATCTAAATCAAAGATTAGATTTTAAAAAACAAATACAATTTTTAGAAGACCATGGTTATAGTTTAGCAACAGACAGTAAAAACAAAAACTTTAAATATAATATAGAAGATGATAAGATTATTGTTTATACTCCTTTAGGCGGAACAAAAGTTAAAGACAAATACGAACAAAAAACTTTTAAAAATCCCACTTTAAAACAAATGCGTAATTGGATGGGATATAAGAAAGGTGGCTCGGTGGTAGAGCGTAATCCTTACAACTATACAGCAAAGGCAATATAGAACATGGCAACTGAACGCAATCCTTTTGATCCTATTCCTTCAGTAGAACTTTCAGTCGTAGAGATTGAAACTGAAACAGAAGGTACTGAAGCAAGTATGGAATATGATCCTAGTGATGGTGGTATTGTAGTAGAGTTTAAAAGTAATCTAGATGAAGGTTTGTCTGACGAACAGATTAAAGAGGAAGACGAAGAGTTTTTTAGAAACTTAGTAGATGATCTGGACGAAGACACTCTTGAAGACATTGCCATTCAAGTACATGACAACTTTACTGCAGACAAGGACAGTCGAGCAGAATGGGAAAGTATGTTTGAGCGTGGCTTTGATCTGTTAGGTCTAAAGCTGGAAGAAGCATCAGAACCATTTGAAGGTGCATGTACTGCAGTTCATCCAATCCTTATTGAGTCAGCAGTTAAGTTTCAGTCAAAGGCAACACAGGAATTGTTTCCTGCCAGTGGACCAGTAAAGTCTCAGATCATTGGTGAAGTATCAGAAGAAAAAGAAAAGCAAAGTCATAGAGTCAGAGACTTTATGAATTACCAGATCACTGAACAAATGCCTGAGTACTTTGACGAGTTTGAGCGTATGCTCTTTCATCTGCCACTTATTGGATCAGCATTTAAAAAGATTTACTTTGATAGCAGTTTAAACCGTCCTGTATCAGAGTTTGTTCCTATTGATCAGTTTTATGTGTCCTACTATGCTACCGATCTACGCAGAGCAGATCGCTACACGCATGTTATCTATCGTTCACCTGTTGAAATGCAACGTGACATGGCAGCAGGAATGTATGCAGAGGTAGATCTACCTGAAGCAAGCACACCAGAGTTTGCCCCTATCAGCCAGAAGATGGATACAATCATGGGATTGTCTCCTTCTGGTAGTCACGATCCACAGTACGTTCTGCTTGAGCAACACTGTTATCTTGATCTTCCCGGTAAGTTTGAAGACGATGATGGTTTGTCTCTTCCTTATATTGTTACTGTTGAAGAACAAAGCCGACAGGTTTTATCTATTCGTAGAAACTATAACAAGGATGATCGACGCAGAGAAAAGAAAATCTTCTTTACTCATTATCGTTTTGTTCCCGGTTTTGGTTTCTATGGTCTAGGTTTAATTCACTTCCTTGGTAATCTTACAATGACTGCAACTGCAGCAATGCGTAGCTTGGTTGATGCAGGTCAGTTTGCAAATCTTCCCGGTGGCTTTAAAGCAAAGGGTTTACGTATTGTAGGTGATAATGATCCTATTGCTCCCGGTGAATTTAGAGAAGTTGAAGCTACAGGTAATGATCTGTCTAAGATGATCATTAATCTACCATACAAAGAACCTTCACAAACTTTGTTTCAGATGCTAAATTTTGTTACTGCTACTGCACAGAAGTTTGCCGACACAACCGAACAGGTTATTTCAGATGCAGCAAGCTACGGTCCTGTTGGTACAACAATGGCACTGTTGGAAGCAAGTAGCAAATTCTTTAGTGCAATTCATAAACGATTACATAAGTCTCAGCATGATGAGTTTAAATTATTAAGCCGTATTAACTTTGAATATCTACCTGATGAGTCTATGGTAGATATTCCTAATGGTACAATTAATATCTATCGTAATGACTTTGATGGTAGGATTGATATTATTCCTGTATCTGATCCTAATATTCCTTCTTCTGCACACCGAATGATGATGGCACAGCTTGCACTACAGTTGTCTCAGTCAGCACCTCCCGGTATGTTCAATGTAGAAGAACTTAACAAGACAATTCTTCAGGCAGCAAACATTCCTAATCTGGATAAGATCATGCCTGAAAAGCCTTCACCAATGCCTCTTGATCCTGTCAGTGATATTCAAGCTGCAGTTAAGGGTATGCCTATTCAGGCGTTCGTTGGTCAGAACCACGATGCACATATTCAAGTAAAGACAATGTATATACAAGACCCAATGAACGGTGCTAATCCTATGATGCAACGTATTGTTCCTGTGCTACAGGCAAACATTCAGGAACATATGGTAATGAAGTATCAGGAACAAATTAGTGGTGTATCAAAAGAAATGATTGGACAGTATGGACCAGAAGCTGCAGCGGCAGGTGTGGACGTACAAGACCCACGACTTATGGAACAGGTTATTGCTGCTGCTGCACAACAAGTGGCACAGGCAAATCAAGCTGCAGCACAGATGCAAATGGCAGCTTCACCTGAAGCACAGATGGTTCAGATTGAACAACAGCGTCTGGGTGTTGAACAACAGAAAGTTCAAACACAAATGGCAAAGGAAGCGGCTACTGCTGCTAATAAGAATCGTGAACTTGATCTTAAAGAAATGGAAATACAGTTAAATATGTTCAAAGAAGGTGCTAATCTTTCCAGTGCAAAAGAAGAAAAAGAAATGGATCGAAATGCAAAGAAAGCAATTGCAGCTTTGGATGCTCTTATTGATCTTGCCAAGACAGAAGCAAGCATTGATAAAGATAAGGCACTAAAGGCAGCAGACATGCTTACTAACTTTATTGGACAGACACGTAAAGGATAAGAGGTTTTGAACTTTTGGGATGAGTTAAATTTAAAGTACGAAGAAAAAATACTAGACTTAAAAAATTCTCTTGCATATGGCAACGCTTCAAGTTACGATGAATATCGACACGCAGTAGGTGTGATCGAAGGTGTGGAATGGGCAACTGAATGCCTCAAGCACATTGTAAAACAACGTATCTATGAAGAGGAGGATAACAACTAAATGCAAGCAGTACGTATGGATAAAGCAGTTGATGCTGCAGACTGGATAACAGATGAAGATGATATTAAGTTAGACTTAAATAGTCTTCCAAATCTTCCCGGTTATCATTTGCTGGTTCTACCAGTTGCAGTAAAACAAAAGACAAAGGGTGGTATTATTCTACCTGATAAAGTAAAGGATGATGTAGCTTACCTAACTACCGTTGCTAAAGTTTTAAAGAAAGGTGACTTAGCTTACAATGACGAAGACAAGTTTCCTAATGGAGCATGGTGTGATGTAGGTGATTACGTTTGTTACGCAAAGTATTCAGGACAGAAGTTTATATATAAAGGTATGAAACTACTTCTTATCTTTGATGATCAAGTAATTATGAAAGTTGAAAAACCAAGTCTACTTGATCCTACATATCATCTTTCAAATTAAATTTGTATATTATAATAACTTATTGTACTATACTAATACAGCGGGTAAATTAAAACCAATTCGTTAGATTCGCTGCTAACGGGTAAGAAAGGAAAAATAATGAGTGAAGAATGGTCAACGGTTGAAGTAAATTCAAATGAGGATGAAAGTTCTAAAGTTGAGTTTAAAGTTGAAGAACAACTAGAAGTACAAGAAGAACAACTAAAAGAACTAGCACCAGTAGTTGAACAGGCAAAAGAACAAAACAAAGAAAGACCTGAAGAACTAGAAGGTATTCAAACCAAGGGTGCAGAGAAAAGAATTAAACAGTTAATTCGTCAACGTAAAGAACGTGACGAAGAATTGCAACAGCTACGTAGTGAGATTCAAGGACTACGTAACCAAGTACAGGAAAGAGATACACAGCTTTCTTCAAGTTTAAAAAATTCTATTGACAGTACTGAAAGTCAATTAGAATCAAATATTGAGTCAGCTAAACAGTTATACAAGCAAGCCGTTGAGTCAGGTGATACTGACGGAATGTTAACAGCACAAGAGAGCATGAGTAAAGCCTATGCAGAAAAAAATCGTGTTGAACAACAGAAGGCAGCTTGGGAAGAGTACAATCGTGCTTTAGAGTCAAGTGGGCAACAAGCAACACAAGTTGCACAACAGCAACAGCAGACTCAAGAGTATGATCCAAAGGCAGTAGATTGGGCAACTAAAAATTCATGGTTTGGTCAGGATCAAATTATGACTGCTGCTGCTCTTACTGTTGATCAAGAACTGAAGGGTGAGGGCTATGATCCTTCAGATGATGATTTTTATGAGGAGGTTGACAATCGTTTGCGTCAGCGTTATCCTCATAAGTTTCAGGATGTTAACTCTGAACCTGAAACACCTCGTTTGCAGGACACGGCTACAAGTTCTGCTCAAGTGGTAGCGGGTGCGTCACGCACACCAAAAACTTCTCAGAGTAATAATAAAGTCAAACTTACTCAAGAGGATGTAAGGTTGGCAAATAAATGGGGTATACCACTTGAAAAGTATGCTGCTGAAAAGCTAAAGGTTGAACAAGCCGATGGCGAATACACCAGTGTTTATAGTTAAGCGTGGATAAGGAAGGACAAATACAATGACACGAAATACAACATCACGTGAATCAAGCATGAGGGAAAATAAAACTCGTAGAGTTTTTGAAGAACCAAATTGGTTAGATATTCCTGATACAGTTCGCAACCGTTTTAAAGGTGAAGGAATGTCTCTTCGCTGGTTACGAATTACTTTGAAGGGACAAGACGACATTCAAAACATTGGCAAGCGTTTAGCTGAAGGTTGGGAATTAGTCAATCAGGAAGAAGTTCCTGAAATGCTTGTATCTTCCGTCGTGAGGGAAGAAGGACGATATGCAGGAGCGGTCTGTCGTGGAGACTTGGCTTTAGGCAAAATGCCTACTGACCTAGCTGAATCTCGTCAAGAATATTATGAAAACAAGAGTAGAGAGGCAGTGCAAGCTGTTAACATGCAGCTAATGAACAACTCTGATTCTCGTATGCCTATCTCTAACTCTAGTCGATCAAAGGTTACAACAGGACGGCGAGCATCTTTTCAAGATTAGTTTGTTTTCCTGTTTGTCAATGTATTTAACAAGGAAAGGAACATAGTGTTATGACTACTACTAAGACACTAAATGGACTTACTCCTTCCCGCATTCGTGGTGGTGCACCTAATAGCAAAGCCACAAATGACTATCCGATTGCGAGTGCCTATAACACTAACATTTTTACTGGTGATATCGTCGTTAACAATGCTGGGAATATTGAAGTTCTAACTACTACAACTCAGAAAGCTATGGGTGTTTTCATGGGTTGCCGTTATGTTGCTAATGGTGAACCAAATTGGTCAACTTACTGGCCCGCTAATACTTCAGTAACAGAAGCATATGCTGCTGTTGTTGATAATCCACAAGCAACATTCATTGTTCAAGCAGATGCTACAGTTTCTGCTGGAGATATTAATTCACAAAACTTTAATGTTACACTAGGTGCAGGTTCTACCTTTACCGGCAAGTCCGGTTTTGGTCTTGAAGCTGGTACACGTACAACTGGAAATGCAATGCTTCGTGCAATT